AATCATGAGGGAATATTTCTTACAAAGATAAGTAAAAAAAAAAGACCCCTATAAGGAGTCTTTAATTTAAGATAAAAGTTTAGTTTAAGCGTTTAGTTTGTTTTCTAAAGTATCTAATGCTTCCATTCCTTCTTCAGTGTGGAAATAAGCCATTGTTGACTTCACATAGTCTTCACCGTGCTTTACTAATAACATTCTTTTTTTGTTGTTTTTTAAGTTAAAATAAACTTCTCTGTTTTTTCTTCTGTATGACAACAAGTTTTCAGTAAACATTCTTTTTACCATAGATTCTAATGTAATGTCATCATTATCTAAAGCTTCTAAGAATTCTTGTGGGTTATTTCTAGCAAACACTAAGATATCTCTTTTCAATTCAGCTGTTTTTACTTTTTCTACGTCAATACCTAATGCTACTCTAGCTATGGCTTCCATTTGGTCAATTTCCATTTCTCTAGCAGCAATCAAAGCGTCTACTTCGTAATTAATATATTCTAAATCTTCTTGAGCGTCTCTTTCGGTATCTACTTCCTCAAATAGTATTCCATTATCTGGATGTAAATTTAAAAACTGTTGTAGAACCACATCTTCTTTTCTTGTCTTTAAAAATCCGTCTTCAAAAATTACAGCTCCTACAATTACATGACCATCTTGTTCATCTTCAAAAACAGACTTTTGGTTAGTAGCATATCTTAAAGCCCTGTTATAACCTTTTTCTTCATCAAAATATACGAGTGGTTTATGTCTAGAATTTCTAGCTGCAATCAACATGCTCAAAGGCGTGTTTTTTGTTTTCAGTTTATATAGTCTCTCTTTATATTCTTGTTTCATTTTAGTGTATTTTATTTTATTTAAAAAAAGGGGAGCAGTTACCTACCCCCCTAAATTATGTACAATTATCCGTTGAAAATAACGAAGTTGTTAGCACCCATAGTACAAAGAGCTCTTTCTGATAAGAAGTTAACTTCCATAGCATCAAGATCACTTGTTCTAGCACCGCCAACAGAACCTGTTATCCAAGTTTTGTATCTTCTGTCTTCAGTTTCTGAAGCTCTATATCTTACATGTAAGAATGGTCTCTTAGCGTTTCTTCCTAAGATTTGGTCGTATACGTTAGTAGAACCAGCGGGTACAAGTACACCGTTAACTTTACCACCGTCAATACCACCTCTTAGAGAGAACTCATTAAGGTATTTCCAGTCAGATTTGTAGAAGTCGTAACCTCTTCTGAATCCTGAGAATCCTAAGTTAAGAGCCATTTCCTCATCGTTGTCAAATAGTCCGTAAGACGTACCATTAGCACCATATGAGTTTTGAGCTGCTAACATGTCATCGATTGAAAAAGACATTTCTCTATTTACAAATAGAACGTTTTCTTGGATTGCTCCTTGCTTGTCTAATCTTTCAATGATGTCATCAAAATCAGCTAAAGTAGATGGAACACCACCTGCCCAAACATTTCCTCTAGTTTCGATTGCTTCAAACATACCTTGAGTACCAGCACTGTTAGCAATTGAAGAACCAGCTGGGTAAGCAGCTCCGTTTAATTCAGCTAAAGCACCAGAAGCGTTTTCAGCAATAACACCTTCAATCATGGCCATTTCTAAGTAATCATCAAAACGTAGTCTTGTTTCATGCTCAGACTTTAAATACCATAAGTATCCAGTTGCTCCATCTTCAGTAGAAACTTCAACCCATCCGATTTGTGCAGCATCTGAACCAGATACTTCGTACTTATCTTTAATGATGATTGGCTTGTTTTCTAAGAAAATGTCTTCAGACTCTAAAGAACCAACCATACCGTTAGTACCTTGTCTGAATTCTGAACCGTATACAAATGCTGTAATCGTACCAGCGTTGAAACCTACTGATTGAGCAGCTTCGTAGTAAGCAACTTCAAAAGAGTCATCTGTACCAGCCGCTGTTTTAGCACCTACTGCTGTTACAATTGCTTTGTTTGAAGTAGCTCCACCTTCTAATGATAAGAAAAGTGTTTGACCTACTCTGAAGTTACAAACTGCACCACCCGCAGTAATGTAAGGAACAGTTGTAGACGCTGTAGCTCCATCCGCTTGTGTAGTTGTACAACCTTGATATTTAGTGTGTAGCCTTCCTTGCTCTGCCCACTTGATTAAGTCAGAGTTAGTTGGCATCTCAGCTCCTACCATTCTGATAAAAGAAGAGATTGTTCTGTTTCCGTATCTTTCGAATTCTTTTTCGTAAGTATCAGGTAAATACTGATTTAAGAAATCGAAATCTGTAATGTAGTTTCCAGGCAACGCAGCTTTTACCGATGATGGGCTTAACGCTGGTACTGGAGTACCTGCTAATGCTCCTGCCATTATTTCTAATTTTTAGTTTTATTTATTCTTGTTACTTTTTATTCGTAGTGAATTTCCAGAATCTTTACTAAGAGCAGTGACTTTTAATTTTGGAGCTTGTGATGTAACAGGTTTAGACCTTAATCCCATGTCGATGTTTTTAGTAGCCTTGACATCTGCGCTGATAGCATCTGCTTTTCCTTTTTCATAAAAGAATTTAGCAAATCCATCAGGATTAAATGCAGCAGCCATAGCTTTATGATAACTTTCCGCATCTTTTAGGTAGCCTTCATTAGTTACATGTAGCTTTATAAAATTATTTAAGTCAGATTGATTTTCTTTTGTTTTATTAACATCTGATACTGTATATTTAATTTTTTGATCATTGAAACTGTATTCAAAGCCATCAAATTTATCAAAGTATGCATTTGTCTTTTCCGAAAAGAAAGCATTTCTCTTATTAATTTCATCTTGAGATACACTGTTAGACTCTGCATTACTTTCTTTATTAATCTTTTCTTCGTTTGTTTTAGTTGACTCAACTATAGTGGAATAATCAGATTTTTTTTTGTTAAAGTAATCCATCGCCTCCTTATGAACTTCTTTTTTAGCTATTTTTCTTTTTCTAATGGATGCTTCATCGTCTATACTGTCATCGTAACCAAACTTTTCTCCCATCTCAAACTCTAAATCTTCAGAATCTAAGTGGGGTTTGATTTCTGAGTAATACTCGCGAATTAAGTCATCTGCTGGAATAGAATCAAAATCTCTGTTAATTTTAACAAATTCATCAAATCCTTTTCCAGTTTCCTTAGAAAATTTCAAATAACTAGAAACTTCGTCTGGTAACTTCTCTGATTCTTTTTGTTTATTTCTAAACTCATCAAGTGAAGTTATTTCATCGTTGTATCTGTTTTTCAAAAAAGAAAGAACGTCTTCCTCAGTCATCTGAGGGGTTGGTGAATCTTCCGTAACAGGAACTTCCTGAGTTGGTTTCGACTCATCAATTTTTTCTTCTTGAGCTACTTCTGTAGTTTCACCTTTTTCTTCAGTGACTTCTTCAGAATTTTTAGCTTCTGCTTTATCCAATAGTTCTTGCTCTACTTGAGCTTGACTCTTCTCTTCAGAAGAAACTTCTCTTACTTTCCAATTTTCCATTATATTTTATTTAATTTAATTTTACACAAAGTTACTAAATATTTTTATCTTGGCTCAAACTCAGCTAAATCAAAGCCATCGAGGCTATCTTCGTTGGACTCAAAGTTTATAGCTGGTAGCTTTTGTTGCCTTTGTTGAATCAATTTAGATTGCTCTGTGTTTTGTTGGCTTATTCGTTCTGATTTAGCCTCTTCTCTTTGTGTTTCCCTAGACTGAAGGGCACTAGCATCTAAACCTTTAAGTTGCATTTGATACTGGAACTCATAATCCATTAGTTGCTTTTTCAACTCAGCTTCTTTTGTCATTTTTTCAATTTGAAACTGAGCTTCAGCTTGTTCAATTTGAATTTTAGCAGCAGTCTCCATTTCAGTCTTTTTCATATTTACTTGAGCAGCCATGATTTGTGACTGTTCGTTTATCTGAGCTTGTTGCTGCATTTTTTGTTGTTCATAAGCTTGGTCTTGTTCTTGTTTCTTTTTACGCTTTAACTTCAAAACTTCATTAGCTAACTTTATGTTTTTAACTTCTCTAATGTCAATGGCATCTTCTAAAGTTATTTGATCACGTTGTAGTGCAGTTTGTATGTTAGCTTCTAATTGTGCTTTTTGCTCTTCATCAGGGGCTACTTCTATAAATATACCAAAATCATGCAGATATAAATCTTTTATAGAATCCAATAAGTTTACTTTGTATTTTCCTATTTGATTAGTGAACTCTTCTTTAAAATCAGCATATTCCAATAAGTCAGCTACTCTCAATGATAAAGCCTCCGCTAGTTTTTGTGATATCTGTAAATTAGCCTCTAGTATATGTCGTGTAGCTACGTTGGAGTTTAAAGCAGCTAGTTTTTGTAACCCAACCAATGCGTCTGGATCAGGTGTGGATGCATCTCTAGCTTGGTTTAGTCCGGTTACATCTCTAATCATATTTAAATAGTGGTTATATGAATTAATCAAACTAGCCATTTTAGCTTGCCCACTATTCGTCCCTAGTTCCTGAATCGGCACTCTAGCGTTGTTAAATTCGCCATCCTGAGTATAAGACCTTCCAATTACAGAACCTGTCTGAAAATAAAGCTTTAAAGCGTCTTCTGGATTGTAAGCGGCTCCTGTACCTAAATCTACCTCATTTAATCCATCAGCGTCAATAAAAACACCATCAGGAACTACTCTAGATATTACTTGCTGAAGTTTTAAGTGTGTTATTTGTATAAGGTCTGCAAAGTTTATCATTCTTCTTACTAATGACTCAATAACACCTTTATACATTCTTGGAGCTGCTCCAATATAATTTGGTAATGCTTTTTGTGAAGCTGAAGCAGGTCTAACCATGTTCTTTGAAAGTTCCCATTTCAACATCTTTGTACTACCCATAACCATTATTCCGTCATACCACACTTCAATTTTCTTAGACAATTTTTCAAAGTTTTCTGTTGACTCTTCTGGCGGATTGAAGTTATCGTCTTTTGGTATAATTCTTTCACCACCATTAGGTAACTTCTTCTTTTTATAAACCATTGTCTTAGTTGTCTTATATTGAAAAAACAATAAAGTAGCCACATCTTTCTGAAATAAAGTATCATAGTAAGGTCGTAAGATACCATAGTAGTTATACCATAAAGAAGATAATTGAGATATTTCCTCGAGTTCCTCATTCGTTATGTCTGGTTTTATTTGAACTAATTCCGTTATCGGTATTTGTTTTACTTCGCCATAATAAAAGCAATCTTCAAAAGTAGGGCTTTCTGTATAACTGTAAACTAAAGAAGCAGGATCAACATACTCTACTTTTACACCTGCACCTGGATAAAAATCATGCTTTACAAAACTAACCCCTAGTGTCATTAAATCGTAATTCATTCTTTGACGAATCCTAGTTTTGTAGTGGTTCATTTCTAAAACCGTATTGATGGCTTCTTCTTCTGCTATTTCAATAGCTGGTTTATAATTCATTTGCATATACAAATCTAACTCAGCACTATTGGTGGGTAGTTCATCTTGAGGAGTGTTAAACATATCTATCCCTAATTGCTCTTGAGTTATGTCCAGAATTGGTTTTGCAATCATGTCAGCTTCAATTAAGTTTTGAAACTCTTGCCTCTTTTCATTTGACAATGCGTCTTGTGCATATGCTTTAACATCAAATAACCTGTCTCCCATTCCATTTACGACAATATCCACAAACTTTGGTATAATAGGAACAGGGGTCCAATCTAAATTCAAATACGATAAATCACCATCTACAGCAATTTCATTTTTATACTTACCTATTGGTTGTTCTCCTCTTGCATAAAGTTTTCTTCTATGAAACTCTAACCACTGACTGTAAAAACGACATCCGTTTCCATCTCTTCTAAACCATTCATATTGTATTGACTGACCTACTTGTTGGCCGTATTCCATTGAAGACTTAACAGAATCGCTAACGTCTTGATTTGGAAAATTTGCGGGGTTGATAACTACGTTTATATTCTTCATTTATTTTAAGATTGTGCTGGTTTTGCCTTTATTGTCGTATCTTGCAAATTTAATGCTTATTTTTGACTCTTTTTTAACAGGGGTGTATAAATGCCTTTGATTTGCCATAATAGCTAGTCCTGAGCTAATTGAAGCATCATATTTAGTCCTATTGTTTATATTAAATTTTGCCCAATCATTTAAAGTTCTATTAAAGTACATTGAACCTATTTCATCGGCATCTCTATAAACTCCATCTAAATCAAAGCCAACGTGTTTTTCTATGTAACTCTCTATAGCAGCTGCATGTGATTGTTTTATATCTTCAGAAGAATTTGGTATTCCTCCTAACTCTTTTTCTGATTTTGAAAGTTTGTGAGAAGGTTTATCAGGTCGATTCATGCTGAACCCCCTGTATCCTCTGTTTTTTAAATGATACAATAACCTAGGTTTGTTATTCTCTACAAGGATTGGCATACCATAAAAAACACAAGCCATTAATACTTCTTCAAAAAATATCTCAGCTGTTTGTGGTCTAGCTATATACTCAAGAAAAAACTCGTTAGAAGGAGCGTCATCCATGTTAAATTTAGTTAAACCATGTAAAGCTCCGTTAGAACCTATACCTCCAACTGTTCCTGATATATCATAACTGTCACAACCAAAAGCTCCTAAGTGGTCATTGCCTGGATACTTAACTCCATTTCTTATTATGTAATTGTTTTGCAGATGTTGAGGTGGAGTCCATGATATTAAAAATCTACCTCTATTATTTGGATGCCAAACTACTTCAGAATCTTTTACTCCATCTTTCCAAGAGAACGAACCTCTAGTAAAATAATGTTCCGAAATAACAGAATCATTGTAATCAATTTGTTGATATATTTTATTTAAATTAAATATAGAGTATTTTGTTTCGTCTCTAAATGCGTGTTCTTTTGTTCTTGGAAACTGTCTATAAAACT